CGCCAACTTCGGCGCGGATAACGACAATGTAAACGATCAGATCATTCTCAATCACGTTCTAAAGCAAGCGCCGGACTACTGCAAGCTTGGCACGTTCAGCAACGTCCTGTCGTGGGGCTTACTTCGCAACGATGCAAGTTTGTGGGATGGTCAGGAGTTTGACTTACCGCTTGACTGCCACGGCTTCCATGCTAATTTCACGATCGGCAAAGAAAACAAAACGAAACTTTTAAACTATGTAAGGGGCTGAAATCATTTCGATTGCGCTTTTGCGTAAGAAGCGGCGTGGCTGCCGCCAGCTCCACCATTTTAAATTATGAAAACAATAAACATTAAAACAGGGGAAGAAGTTATCCAGCTTAGGCCAGCGAACTTTAAACGGCGAGCTGACGGCAGCCACGAATATATCAAAACTTGGCAACCGCAGATTGTGCTTGAAACACAAGCCGGCGTTTACGATGTTGTCGCAGAGAAAGACGGACTTTTAATTTGCCAGAAGCAAGACGCAAGTAACATAAAAATAAAAATAGAAAAACCATGAAACTACAAATACAAAAGAAGGGCGATAAATATCGCGTATGCAAACTAAGCGATTCAGTTAAATACAAATGCGGCAAGACTATCACGACTAAAAAAGTTGGATGGTTTAAGACCGTAGAAACAATAAAAGAAGATTGGAAAGACTCAAAACAAGAATGGGAACCTTTAAAATTTGAAAAAGATATAGCTAGAGTTGATTTTTTACCCGTTTTTATTGCGCTTTCTTCTGTGGGTTGCACTGGCAAAGGAACCGAGTTTGATACCCACGAAAAAGCAAAAGCCGCAATTAAGAAATATTACGGATTGAATGGACTCGCTTGCCTTGAAAAACAGCCAACGGAATGGGAGCCGGCATGATTAAAATAGCATCACTCCCGCGAAGCGGCCATCACTGGCTAATGAACCTTGTCCAAGACGCCTGCAAGCTGCCCTGCAACTGGCACAAGGACCTGCATCTCGATAAGCCGGGGCCAGACTGCCTTGTCGCCAAGACGCACGACTTTGACTTGAGCGAGGGCGCTGTTCAGTTTGTGCAGTGGCGAGATCCGGTCGAATCGCTTTGCTCTTGGTATGAGCTAGGTATAAAGCACAAGAACTGGCAAGGCGGCGAACTCCACTGGAAGCGGTGGAGCATTGCGCAGATGCAATACGTCGCAGAATTTTACCGTAAATGGAAAGCCGTCACACCGGACGAACGCTGGATTGACTACAATGATCTGCGCGCCGATCCCGACAAATACGTGCGCTTGATTGCGAGCGAGATCGACAGGCCAGTATTGCGAACCGTTGGCTATTCAACGACTGAAAAGCGCTGCAATAGTGACTTTGCCTACTACGAATTCAAACACTTTGATTTACTTAGAGAACTCTTTAAAGCGCTGAAATGAACATCTACCTAATGCACCCGAGCCGAGGCAGGCCAGAGCAAGCAGACAAAGCGTTGAGCGTCTGGCTTGACCGAATGACTAGTGACGCTCAACCGAAACATTGCGTCTCGACAGACTCAAATGATACAAGCGACTATTCAAACGTTCCTCGCAATCAATTGTTGCAAAACGACAACCGCACAATGGTCGAAGCGCTCAACCGCTGCGTTGAGCATCTAGGTGACGGCATCGCAATCACGCTTTACGACGATATGATACCAAGCGAGGACTGGGATCAAGCACTAGTCGATGCTTACGAGCCGGGCAAACTGCTTCGCGTCAACTGCGGAGTTCCGCTTCAAACAGTCTGCGTAGGTTGCACGTCAGTCTTCAAGCGGTGGGGCCACGTTTACTATCCGGGCTACTTGTCTATGTTCGCCGACAACGACTATCAAGAGCGCGGCGAGCGTGAGGGCTTGTTTGTCGATTGTGCGATGAGTGTGACGCATCAGCATCCAGCGCACGGCACAGCAGATATGGACGCGACGTATCAGCGCCAGAATCACTCTGCGGCTTACGCTTACGGAAAACGCTTGCTTGATCGGCGCAGATTGACAGCATTCCAATTTTGAAGTCAGTCTCGGCAGTCGAGCTATTAAGACGCTCGTGCAGGTTTTTATCTTTGTTTCCCTGCTCATAGCCGCCGAGATTGACTTTTTTGCTTTTAGTAAATGGCAAGAAGCGAACTGACAATCAATAGCGACGGCTTGAATCGTATGTTCAAGGCGCTTGAAAGGAAAACAGGGGCAAGCTATCGCGATGTCGTTCGCGGCGTCGCGGGCGCGGCCTTAGAGAACGCAGCGAAAAAAACGAAAACAGCAAACACGAAGAAGGTTAAAGCATCAGTCGAATCACGATTGCGCTTGCCGCTGAAACTGAGCGACGGATCAAAGATCGGCGTTGCAAAGTCTGGCAAGGTCTGGTTTCAAGGCGCTGGCTGGCCTAGCAGAGCATGGGCGCTTATTCGCAGCGACGGAAAGTTGCAGAATCCACCAGCTCGCGGATCCAAACTATCGCGCAAGAATTTGCAGGAAATCAGAAAAACAATCCGAGACGCAAAGCGGGCACAAAAGAAAGAGCTGACCTACCGAAAAGAACGAATCGGCATGGGTGCAAAGACTTTTCTTGTCCTGCTTAAAAAGCTGCGCATCCCGTTCAAGAACTCAGCCCGCATCTCGCAGAAAGTGCAAGGCGCAAAGGTTGACCCGAAAGCGAAGTCTGCGCTGCGAGCTAAAGAGCGAGCAAGTAGCCGAGACGATTATAACTTGATTGTGAACTCGCAAGTGCAGTCTGCGCTAAATCCAAAAGCAGGCGGCATCAGTGCGTTTGCTAGAGCGCTCAACGGACAAGCCAAAGCGTTCAAGACAGCAGCGAGCAAAGACCTGGAAGGCTACGCAAAGAAGTTCGCAGCGCGAAACGGATTCAAAGTAAAATGAGTATACTAAACGATTACGTCGCCGAGCTGTTCGCACCGCGAAAGCTCAAGAATCCTTACGAATGGGTAAAAGACAACTGCACGTTGCGCGACAACGTGACAGAGCTTCCCGGCGCGGTGAAGCTTTTTCCCTACGCAGTTGAGCCAGCGAACAACATTATCAATCCGCACGTCAACAAGCAGACGCTTTGCTGGGGCTCGCAATCGAGCAAGACTTTGACGTTCACCGCGTCGATGGCTTACCTGCTCGCAGAGTTCCCGAAAGACGCGATCTGGATCATGCCGAGCGCCGATAATGCGCGCAACTTTTCAAAAGGTCGCTGGCTTCCTTTCATGGAGGATTGCAAGCGACTGCGCGAGCAGTGCCCGATTTCAGCAGCGAGTGGTCGCATCGACACCGACAAGATAACGAATATGCGGCAGGAGTTTCTAAGTTGCACGCTTACATTCGCGGGCGCTGGCAGTGAGAACAACGTCAAGTCTGCGCCGGTTGCGTATCTAGTCATGGACGAGATTGACGAGATCGACGAAGACATCAGGCAGGCTGCGCTTGAACGGATTAAGGGGCGGCGTGAATATAAGATCATTCAGACCAGCACGCCAACAACTGAAGACGGCGGAGTATGGCGTGAATACCTGAACGGAGATCAGCGCAAATATTACGTGCCTTGCCCGCACTGCGAAGAATTTATCTTGCTTGAATGGAGGCAGCAGGAAAAGAAGCGCTACTCGATCAAGTTTGACGAATCGGCAAAGCTCGACGATGGCACATGGGATTACAACAAGGTCGCACGAACCGCGCATTTTCAATGCCCCTGCTGTGACGGAAAGATAATGGACGCGCATAAGCCGCAAATGCTTGAAGGCGGCGAGTGGCGGGCGACGAATCCGCACGCGCCGGAAGGCCACCGAAGCTATCACTTGAGCAGTCTTTATTCGCCCGTGATGCAGTTCTCGACGCTTATGGTCAAATGGTTGCAAGCGCAGGGCAGTATCTCAGCGCTTAAGAAGTTTATTCAAGGCGACTTGGCTGAACCTTGGCGCGATGAGCTAGTCAACACCGATCAGGCCGACGCGAACCAACTTGAGGCCGACTACGAGCGCGGCACAATCAAAGGCGAAGTGCGCTTGCTGCAAGTGGACACGCAGACCGATCACTTCCGCTTTACTGTTCGCGGCTACGAGCAAAGCGGCGATTCGTATTTGATCGATTACGGCATGGCTCCAAACTTCACCGACCTCGACGCGCTGTTTGACAAATACAGTTGCCACCGCGCCTGCATCGATACGCGCGGCGATAGGACGGCAGAGATTTACGAAGAAGTCTGGCGCAGGCGTGGCAAGTGGATCGGCATTCAAGGCTACGACCGTATGCAGGAGCCATACAGGATTCAGCAGAAAGATCCATTTACCGGCGACAAGCAAGGGCGCGGCGGTCGCAGCAAGATCATGATTCTGCAAGTCAACAAGTCAGTGTGGGAGCCAGAACTTGTTGCTCTACGCGCTGCGAAGCTCAAAGGTTTCTACACGTTCGCCGATACGCCTAAAGACTACTACGATCAGCTATTCGGCGCGTATTGGGTCGAGAAGAAAGATTCAAGCGGGCATAAAAAGCTTGTGCGAAAGGTGCGTAAGTGCGGCGATCACTATCTCGACTGCGAAGTTTACGGGCGAGCGTTCTCAAAGTTCCTCGGACTTGGCCGCGTGGACGCTGCGCCGATCAAGGTTGCAAGCTCGGAAGAGCAACCGAAGCAGCGGCGCAAGAAAAAAAGCAACCGGCCAGCGGGCGGCGGTTTTTGGTAGAAATTGACAGAAGCCAAAAAGTTAATGGCTTCCAGAACAACTACCGCTCGACTGGTTACGATCCGTGACAAGCTACTTGATGCTATCGACAAGCTGGCAGGCGAGGGCGTGACCTCATACTCAGTGGGCGATCAAACGTTTAGTCTCGCCGACGTAGGCGACCTCATGGCGCAGGTCGACAAACTTGACAGGCAAATAGAGATGCGATCCAGCACGCTCACAAGGCCGCAGCGCAATCGGGCGACATTCAAGCATTTCAATGGCTAAGAAAAAACAAAAACCACTCTCTTTCCTGCAACGCGCCAAGCTCGGCGCTAAGTTTGCGTTCGGCTACGATGCGGCGAAGAACACGCGCTATCGTGCGCAGCGCGGCTTGCAGGGCGTGCGCTCTGAGGAGATCGAACTGAGCAAATGGAAGCGCGATCAAGTCATTTCCGCGCTACTCGATTTCAAGCGCAACAATCCAATCGTCAACTCAATCTCTCGCCTCAGAAAAGCCGACGTAGTAGGCCGAGGTGTTTTGCCGCAACCGATAACGGGCGATGACGACCTCGACAAAGAGCTAGAAATGCGCTGGATGGACTTTTGCGCAGCGCCCGAAGTGACAGGTCAAATGGATATGCGCGAAGTGCAGCAGCAGCTCTGCGACGCGCTCTTGTTCTACGGCGACTCTGGCCTAATAATGGGGACGCAGCAGTTCCAATTCATTGACGGCTCGCGCATTACAAATCCGCAGGGCGATAGCACGACAAGCGAGTCGAGCGAGTTTCAGAACGGCGTGCAGATTGCAGACGACGGCAGGCCAGTAAACTACTGGATCGGCAACCGCGTCAACGGAACTGTGCGCGATATTACGCCGACTAGGGCCGAGGACTTTTACCACTTTTTTAAGCGCACGACTCCGACGCAGTATCGCGGCATTCCTGAGCTTGCGTCAGTTCTTAACACCCTTCAGGACTGCAACGAGTATGATAAAATTGAAATGATTGCGGCTAAAACTGCGGCAGTAATGTCGGTTTTTATCGCAAACGAAAATCCGGTCGACTTTGCAGAAGCAATGCGTTTGAGCGGAACCGGTCAGGATGAAGATCAGCCAGACCTTGAGCAAATTGAAGTCGGCAGTTTTCAATACGGAAAACAGGGAGACGTTCCTCATGTTATCTCAACGAACGGAAGACCGAACGTCGACGGCATCCAGTGGGTCAGCTACTTGCTGCGAAAGGTCGGCAGCGCCGTCGGAATCCCGCTTGAATTTCTCATGATGGAGATCGGCGGCAGTTCATTCTCCGCTTCGCAGGGCGTTGTCTTGCAGTATCAGCAGACAGTCGAGAGCTACCAGTCGGATCTAATTCGCGTAATGAATCGACTTTACCGCCGATGGGTGACGCAACTCGTCGCAAATGGCGAAATACAGGCAGACATTTCGACAGCAATGCGCGTTCGCTGGCAGCGCCCAGCGTTTCGCTGGATCAATCGCGCCGCACAAGTCAAAGCTGATATGGAGTATTTCAGAGCCGGCGCAATGAGTCTCGACGACATTACAGCGCCATTCGGCTATACGGCAGAAGAAGTATTGCAGCGCAAGGCGCAGAACATTCAACGCGCAAAGCAGATCGCCGAGCAAAGCGGTATCGACGACTGGCGCGAACTTATCAACCCATTCCAAACCTCGATCAGCGGGAGCTACGGCGAAGTGATCGGCGGCGAAGTTGACAACCCTACAAACATATAATGAACACCTTAACTCAAAATTGGTATGCAATTAGTAAAGCCTACATCAACAAGGCAACTGGTAAAACTGAAGCCGAAGCATTTATTTACGATGAAATCGGAGCTTTTGGAATTGGAGCAAAGCAATTCATTGACGACATCAAAGAACTCGGAGAAGTCAAAACCCTGCACCTCAGAATTAACTCTCCCGGTGGATCGGTAATCGAAGGCAACGCTATTTACAATGCGTTAAAAAGAAACAAAGCCAGCGTCATTGTTCACATTGACGGGCTTGCGGCTAGTATGGCTTCAATTATCGCAATGGCAGGTGATGAAATTGAAATCGCTGAAAACGCATTTTTCATGATTCACAATCCATCGACGGTATCTTGGGGCGAAAGCAAAGACCTTCGAAAAGATGCCGACTTAATGGACCGAATGCGCCAAAACGCAATAAATGCTTACGTTCAAAGAACAGGACTTACCGAGGACGAAGTTTCAGAAATGCTAGATGCGGAAACTTGGATAGATGCTGAGGAAGCTGTTGAAATGAATTTCGCAGACCGAATTGAAAGCCGGTTAGATATGGCAGCTTCAATTTCTCACATGAATGCAATGCTCTCAAAAATGGGTAAGGAAATTCCTAAGCCTAAAATTGACAACTCAACCACTAACAACATGGCAACACTCACAAAAGTAGAACTATCCGCCAAGGTCGAAGAATTGGAAGCCGAGAAAGAAACTCTCAGCGCCAAGGTCTCCGAGCTTGAAACAACCGCAACTCAACTCGCAGAAGTGACGACTGAAAAAGACGCACTGAGCGAAAAGCTGGAAACTGTCGAAGCTGAACTTGGCGCAGCAAAGCGCACGATTGACGAAAAGACAGAAGCTTTCGACGCAGAAGAAGCTGACCGCGTCAGCCTCGAAACTCAACTCAGCGAGAAAGAAGAAGCTCTAGCAACTGAGCAAGCCGAAGTCGAACGCCTTAAAGGCCTAATCGGCGGCAGCGAGTTTAAGAAAGGCAGCAACGAAGGCGACTACGTGCCAAGCAAAGAAGCACGCGACAAGCGCATCACCGAATACGCCAAAGAGCGCAACATTCCTGAGCATCAGGCGGTTGTCGAGCTTTCCCGCAAAGAGCCAGAACTCTGGAAAATTTAACCACTCAACCCACTAAATACTATGTCTGATTCTACAATCATCGATTCTCTCAAGCGCACATTCGTAACGACTGCGACGCTTTCGGGCTACGAACTCGTTGCCCTGCAAACTGACGGCACTGTCGCCGTTGCCACTGCTTCCAGCTCTCAAGTTGAAGTTGGCTTCGTCGACGGCGAACGCAGCATCAACGCTGGCGACGTCGCTCCTATCCGACTGCTCAACGGCGGCGGATCTGCTTACGGCGAATGCGCCGCAACTGTTACCGCTGGCGACGCTCTCTACGGGCAAAGCGGCGGCGAAGTTGGCAGCGCAGTTGTCACCGACGCATCCGTTGTTGGCTACGCTCTTGAAGCTGGCGTCGACGGCGACGTGATCGAAATCCTTCTCGCTTAACTCTCACACTTAATCACTTAATACTATGGCTCTTTCAGCAACAGCACAATTCAATCCGGTATTGTCCGAGATGCTCAACAAGATCGGCGA